CAGGTCGAGCATGTCGGTCGCGGGTAACTCCATCGAGGATAGACTCGCAGCGAGTAGCCAGGGTCCATTTGATTGGCTGTTCGCCAATAAAACTGGCCACTTTCTCCAGGCTCTCGCGGATACCGGCGTCGTACTGGAGTCGGCTGGCCTCCTTCACAAAAGAGTTAACGAGGATATGACTCTCGCCGTTCCTTTGAAGGGCTCCGAGGTATCGCTCCATTAGCTCCACACCGAGCTGGGTAGTGGCTGACCCAGAGCTCACGATAGAGCTAAAATTGAGTTGGTTAAGCATTGATGATATCATAATGTAAAACGTTTTTTCTATATATAATAAAATATCACACAAATAGTCCTATATCTATAAAATAGCTAGCTCGTATTGCGAGATATATTACGTTATGAGAAAGACCCCATCAAAATCCAGCACCAAAGCTCAGGAATGGATGTTCCGTCGAGGTATTCCCGTGGGAAAGATGACCACGTGGGAAGAGCTGTCGTCGAAAATTCCTGAGGAGTACTCCTTTTCTTTCTACACCGGAAAGACCGAGACCAAAATCACGATCTACAAAGACGTAGTCACTACCAAACGTAAGCAAACCACGGTAACAAAGGAGCAATTCGATCTCATCTTCCCTAATGCCATCGTGTACGATGGTGTTGAATGGGATCTCCAGGGTCTGTACAAGGCCGTCGTGGAGTGGGTTATGAAGGACTATAAAGTAAAGAGACGTCGCTCAACGAAGTAGCCAGTCACCGTGGTGGCTGTCATAACTTACCAATACTCTCCTCGGTAAGAATCTTAAACTTCAATCCCCTTTCCTTACACCATTCGAGAGCAGCAGACCATTTGGCGCTGTTTTTTCTCCACTGGTCGAGGGAATAGGGGGTTGGTTTTTTTGGTGCGGTGCACTGGGATCGTGGTTTGATCTCAATAACACAGTCTTCCCCGTCGATAGTAGCGGTAAAATCTGGGTAGTAGGAGTGCTCCCTTCCGTCTACGTACCAGTAAGGGATACGTATATTCTCCGAGCTCCACCTCGTCACCCGGGAAGAAGTCTCCAGCCACTGGATGAATTTCTTCTCCCAGCTGGATCGGTAGGTAATGACCCCTTCCCCCACATATTTCTTGCAGACGGAAGGGTCCACATTACCTTGGTAGTACCGGGATTTAGGATTCGCTTTGAGTTGGTTGTGCATTTTTCTTACTTATGGCTTCATTGAGTCGTTGCTGACTCTTGGTGGATTCTTCTTTCTCCGAAGGGGTCATCTTGAAGTTACCCTCTTCCTGTTCACGAGCAGCCATAATGATAGCATCATTATCCACATCCCCGAAGTAGTCCTCGAGGAACGTGTTGTCGCCTTTTTTCATCAGGTCGAGCTCCTCAGGACTATAAGCCGATTCCAGGGAGGTCGGGGTGATATTAGGTAAACCGGTACGGGCTCGGGTTAAGGCTTTGGAGGCAAGACTCTCTACCGAAGCCCTGGAGAGACCCTGGGATGGTTGGGTAAGGACCTCTAATTTGGGTAGGGAGAGACTACCGGGTTTTCTTAAAATTTTTCCAATACCCTTATCCTGACCGGTAGCCTCCCTGTGGATATCCTTGTAATCGGGTGCGGGAGTACCGGTCTTGTAAACCTTAGCCTTCTGGTACATATCCAGTACGTACTTAGACATAGACTGGTAGATACGGTCATTACCCCTCATGTACATCTGTTCAATACCCCACGCGTCCCTGGGCTTACCTCGGTCGAACTCACAAGTGACCTTGAGCTGAGTGGGGAAGTCATCCATACCCAGAGGACCGCTGTGTTCGATGGTGGTGTTCTTGAGGATCATATTCCCCAGGCTCAGGATAGGCCGGTGGGGGTTACCGATAGTCACATGCCACAGACCCACTGGGGCTTCGCTCAGGAGGGAGTTCATCTGGTACTTAGCCGGGCGGCCGAGTTGGTTGAGAAGACCACCGATGAGCATACCTCCCATGATATTGATTACTTTCTTCACCAGATCGAGGGGGTTAGTCCCTTCGAGCTTGGAGCTGATAGCATCATAACCCTTGCGCACGTCCTTGGAGAATGCATCCATATAATCGGTGAAATTGCTCTTCGACGGTTTGAAGATCTCCAGATTGCGGAAGGCACTACTCTGCCCCGCGGCGATAGGTCTATAACCCCCCTTCCAGAAAGCCCCGTTCGTATAGGTGGTGGCGACGATAGTGGCTAAGAGGTCCAACATAGCCTGCTTGGGATTGATACCGTTGTAGGCCTTGAGCTCGTATTCAAAGACCAACGTGAACTTAAAGTCCATCGTCAGACCGGCTTCACTCCTTCGGTAGTTACTCTTCACTCGGTCGATAGGGCCATAGACCTTGTTCGAGTCGATGAAGGTAGAAGGGTCTTGGTATACCCCACCGGAGGTGGCGAACATACCTCCGAGGTGCTTACCTATACCGGGTACGTGGGAGAGGACTCCACCGACCTTATCCCCGATAATTCCAGCGGCATTAGCAGCGGCGGGGAGGTTATCATAACCATCATTGAACTTACTTCGGATGGTGGGGTTCATAGCCGCCTCGATACTGTTGAGGATACCATTGTCTCCACCGTACTTGGACACCTCTTCCCAGCGGGCTTCCTTCTCCTCAAAGGGCATTGTATAGGAGTACTTGAGGATATTACCCATCTCGTTTCCCGACACCCCCATCCAGGTCACCATAGTGCCTATGGGAGCAGCGGTATCGGCCTGGCCACCACCATCGCGGTTCCTCTGTCGTCGTCTCTTACCAGTTCCCGTAGGCATCATAGCATCGTTGACCGGGATAGGATAACGACGGAGGGTGATGAGGTAGTTATTAGGAACGCGACCTACATGCTTACAGTACATGAAATCGGCATAGGAGTAGGTACTACGACCAAAGACCCCGGCTCGGGAAGCCTTGACGAGGTCTTTGACGGTACAGGCAGCTTTCTCCTGTAGCTTGGCTCGGACCTCTGGAGTATCCATCAGAGGGGCATTAGTAGACAGTCGCCATTCACTACCCCCGCGGATATTCCTATCCCACGCGTCTGCTTGACCCGGAGCGTCAAAAGTCGTCACGGGTTGGGCATTGCCGATGAGGAGGGCAGCAGACTTGTTGAAGAGGGATCGGACCCCCGGAGCACCGGCTCGATACGGAGCCATCGACTCCCTGGTCCATTCTTCTTCGGTAAAGTCTTCGTGTTTGGCCTCGTCTCCTTCCCCAGTCCTCTTCCATACCGGGATAGTACCTTGGTTAGTGGGGAACACCCCGAAGTTCTTATAAGTATTCATCGACTCCATCGTCTCCGTATCCGCTATCTGAGGTCTCAGAGGATGGGTGATAGAGGCCGTAGAGTCAATCAACGGGGTCTTGTATATATTGGTCTTGTAAGCCATTACTTCACTGCATATTGGGTGGATAGATGAATGGGTCGAGCGAGGTCGTTGAAGACACAGGCTTCGTGATCGGTAGTATACCTCACCGCTTCTCGGAGGACCTCTTCCTTAGGTAGGGTCCTGTTGTAGTACTTGATATTGGTAAGGAAACATGGAAATCCGTGGAGGGAGCAGGGCTGGGGGTCGCAAACTTCGTAATCGGAGTTATAATGGCCCACTTTCTCATATACCGGATGGTCCAGGTCGAAGAAATAGCTCTCCGGCTTGACGAGGTATACCGGCATATCCGTACGATGGTGATGACGGTACACTCCTAATTCCTTGGTATGGGTACTCCTATCCCATCGGTACACGACGAGGTAGGTAGAGAACGGCTGTAGGGTGGTGGAGAGGTCTTCCACACCGAATAAGAAATCCCCTGTACGAGAATCGCCACCACGGTGGAAATCCGCGGCCAACTCGAAATTGATTGGTCCTATTTGGAGCAACGAGGTGTCTTTCCATTCGCCTCCGGTCTCCAGAATAAAGGAAATAAATCCGGAGTCTCCACAATACTTCCGGAGGTAGTTCACCGTACCCCCCTCCTTAAACTTGTACATATGACGGCTCGTCACGTTATGCCTATGACAAAGGGTCTTGTCTTGGATAATGACGAGGTCTCGGGTATAACTGTGTCTCAATTGATCTTCTTTATAAATGTTGTACAGGGAATCGACGTACTGGGTCTGAGTGATCTGGTCGTAGGCCGACTGCCTTAGTTGTTCTTTTTGTTCCAGAGGAGCAATCTCCTCCTCGTACTTGTGTTCGATGAAGTTGTCGATGATGTGGTCGAAATTCTTCGTATCCACGCTCTTGTTATCGGTGTACTTCACCAGGGTCAGTTTCCACGTCGTGGCCCTCCACATAAGTCCCCCAGATTTCTCGTCGTAGGCCGAGTTGACCTTCCACATCCTTTTCATCATCGGTACGTAGATAAAATCTTGGTACTTGGGAACGGTCGTGTCTCCGAAGGCCGTGGCAAACTGGGTCTTGGATATCTCCACCGACCAGTCCTGTTCCCAATCAAAATCCAGATCGGTCAGCTTGGGATTGCTGGAGGGGAGGGAGCCATCTTCTAACATCAGCTTCAGCTCCTTCACCTGTTTGACCTGATGGAGGTGGTACTCTTTGAAAGTATAGTCCAAGGATTCGATATTGGGGTCCACTTGGAAATAGTAGATGGGAATCCCAAACATACACACGACCTGATCGGCGAGTTGCTGTTGGAGGAGCACCGCACAATCCATATTCGAGTACGGGGAGAACAGGTTGGGGTTCGAGCAGACGTCTCCGGTGAAATTCATCGGGGCTATGGATAGAGTATAGTCCTCATAAGGCAGACCACAGTATAGCACTTCGGTGACCATCCCGCGGAATTTCAGTCGGAGGAAATAGTCCCCTTCTATGGTATTTACCCAACTCTTGTATTCGTTGAGGGATACCCAACCGGTCCAACAGACCCCGTCCATAGACCAGCTATAAAGACTCTCCACACCGGAAATGACCACTACCCCAGGCTGAATAGCCCCGGTAGTAAGTATCCTTTCAATGAAGCAGAGGTTATTAGGTGTTATTGTATTCTCCACGTGGGTATTTCTCCATATATTTTAAGAATAGCTCCTAAATGGTGGAGACTTTCCCCGAAGGGGCGAAGTAGCTTCGCTGCGTTTATAAATAGGGATATTGACTAGTCGAGTTGCTAAAATCAGTAGTTATATAAGTAGCGATAATGGCTAGTCGAGCAGCTAAAATGGAGGGTTAGTAGTTTGGGGGGATTTTGAGGCGTCAAAGCTCATGATATGAGTATATCAGCTTGGTGTGATACCTTAAAACTGATATTGATAAAATG